CACTCCACAAAAACAAATCCCAGTAGTGATTACCACGGCTTAATGTATCTGTGTCCAAAGATAAAATGATTTTGCACAGCTCATCATTTTCTAACCCATCTTGAGATACAGATATATCAAACTTTGCCTTGTACTCCTCATCTGTTGGATATTTTCTAACACATGCAAATAGGCTTTCACTATCTACCATATTGGTATAACCAACATTTAGAGTAATTGTTTCTCCTTTAATCACATTAAAGTTGTGTAGGACCGGTAGTTTCATCTTCACGCACCTCGTCCAATTCCATTAAGTCATTATGGATGCATCCTTCTGTTGGGCATGTTCCATCCTCATTTAATGTTTCATAGCACCATTCACAGAACTTCATTACAGGAATATCACTTTTAATTTCAAATGTTTCCATTATTTCACCGCCTTAATTTTTAACACCATTTCTTGATTCAGTTTCTTAAACTGATCTTGCAAGTCGGTAATATCGCCATTAATCAAGCGACGTCTTAATAACATTTGTTCTAACGTTTCAAAACGCCCATTGTAATAATTTCTAATTTCAGCGATTTTTTCCGCCTTTGTTGGCTCTTTTGCTTGCGGTTCAACGAACTTGCCGTCTACATAGAATTTGCCTTTCATAAACTCGTCAAGCATGTTGTCACCGTTTTCGGAGTAAATGTAATCGGCAGCATCTGGCCATTGTTCTTTTGCAGTTGTTAACAACTGTTCTTTTGTTACTGTGTTATCCACAATGGACGTAATTCTCTCGCCCATCTCATTTAAAATAAATATATATTGATTCATAGTAATATCCTTTCGGAGGTTAAATTATGCGCCGTCACCTTGTTATATTAAAACGTATGCAACGCAATATCATTACATTAAGGCAACTATTTAACGAGTGGTTGCCGATTCACTCACGGTCTGTTTCTAAGAGTGCTATTAAGTCTTATCACATTGCTTTTAAACACATATCCAACATAGCGGATATGCCTATCACGGATATTCATTTTCAGCACCTCCAAAATGTGATTAATTCCATGCACGTAAAAGGACTTTCCTACTCATCATGTAAGAAAGTCCGTACATTACTTAATCAATTATTTAATTACGCTATTATACAAGATTATCCTATCACTAATTACGCCTTACACTTAAATCTAGGCCCCAATGTGCCAACAATTAGAAGAAGAGTATTCACTCGCCAACAAATCAACAAATTATGGGCGATAGATACATCTTATTCTCGCATGATTTTAATACTGCTCTACACAGGGCTCCGTATAAGTGAGCTACTTAATTTACGTAAGCAGGATATCAATAGACGATCATCATACCTTATTGTGAGACACGCTAAAACAAAAGCCGGTGAAGGTCGTATTATTCCTATTCATCACCGCATCATGCCTATAATAGAGCAACTACATACTAGAGATTACCTATACACCATCAGCTACACATCATTCCGTAAGCATTTCCAGGATATTATGAAGTATCTTAACTGCAAGCACACTATCCACGATACTAGGCACACATTCGCAAGTTTACTTGATGCGGTTGCATCACCTAACGCATTACGTTCCTTACTAGGTCACAAACAAGGCGATATTACCACTAGGGTATACACGCATAAAACTATTCGTGAACTGCGTAAAACCATAGAATTATTAAAATAACTCCCCAGTGGGGAGCTTTTAATAATGTGCCGATAGGAAATACATTCTCATTCCCCGTTTCCTTTGATAACTCGTGTTACGTAGTAGTTGGTAATGACGTGAATGGTAACAACAGAGATAACCAAGTTCACTCTTTTAGAGAATACACTAGATCCAGCTTTAAAATATTCTCTCAAGCTGCGCTAGACTCAGGTAATAAAACGACGGCATGGGGCAGATATATCGCAGTAGGTAATTAAATAATCCCTAGTGCGAACCAATAATAGGATGCAGCATATCTATCACTCGCCACAAATACAGCTTTTGTATTATTGCTTTCGCTTACCGAGTTTGCAAAATATCTAGGTGTATCAGAACCACTCCAATAGGCATCAATAGCATTAGCCATGAATAATCTTGTAAATCTAATAGGGAACGTTACTTCTGTTTTTACAACATTATCTTGGCCACCAATTCCCCACTGGATAGTGAAACCATTAGCAAATTTAACAAACCCAGCATTAGCATCAAGTTTAGATGCCACGATAGCACCTTGTCCTAATAAACTTTTAAGCGTACTTAGATTAAGTACTTTATTAGTATCTCCATCGTTGTAGTTATTTGTAATAAAATTAATAATTTCTTGTGAATTATCACCTTTTGTTACTTGTAGTCCTTGATTGTGTTTAGCAATAAATTTAGCGTACTGGTTAGAGGTAATATCTAGCTTTTTATTAAATGCATCTTGATGCGCATTTGTAGCGGAATTATGAGCTTTAATAGATTCGTCTAGTTGTTCCCTAGTAACAGCCGTAGATAAATCAACAAGTCCCTTTACATTAGGATTGTCTCCTACCCCTAAAGCAACTAATAGGCGTTGCATTGGAATTGCATTTGTTTTATCTGGAATATAAGAGGTTAATCCACTAGCGTTAGAATATCCAATCAGCTTTTCTTGCCCACTGTCACCGGTCTTTCCATATATACCAACTTCTCTCCAATAAAAGCCTGTTTCAACTTTTTTATTATCAAAGTTAAATTGTAACTGCATTTGCCCATTTGTTACTTCTTTGATATTACTTAATCCAATTTCTAATTTAGGCTCAACAAGAGATGTTAAGCTATCAATACTTTTTGTTAATTGTCCATCTCCTATTACTGCCTTTGTAATGATCAATCTATCATCAGCTCTCCCTGTTGCTGATTTTAAAATCATTTTATTCCCTTGTAGGGTTAAACTAAGTCCCGGAAACTGTGCCATATTATCCTCCTATTTCAATTACTTCTTCATAACCAATTGCACTTCCATAATAGAGATTGTGCTCGATTTCAATATCGCTTAACAATTTACTCATACTAATTTGTGTTTCTTCTTCTGCCACAACTAGCCCTGAAACAATCAATTTTTGTTCAAGTAATTGTTCTTCCCAAACTTCATAACCAATATGTGCTGGCTTAAACTCATCAATGGTTTGCTGTAAACCATGGGTATCTTCACACATGTCTTTTGTAAACTTCAATTCCATAGTATAGCTTTCATTCTTTGGAATTATTACTGCAGACTCATCTGATACAAAGTTATTGGCCACGGCTTCTAGAAACTCTTTAGTGCTACTATCAGTATTATTTAACTTTGCAATTACACGGCTCCGTCTATTATGTAAGCTATCACTTCTAGCGCTTATTCCAACAAACTCTTCCCATTTCGATAATGCATAAGTTGCAGATTGAATATTATCTTGTTTTAATAGTTCAATTAACAATAATCTAATGCGTTCATGCTCTCTACTATCTGCATCACTTATTGCTTTAAACTCTAAATCTTTTGCAATAAAAAGAGGCAGATACGTAAGTATATCTACCTCTTTCCATCTAATAAAATCACTCATGCACGATCACCTCTTTAATTGTTGGTAATTGTTCATTTGTAATGTCAATATTAGTAATTCCTTTATTTACTTTTAAGTCACGATAGTCTAATACCCCTGTTTCTTTATTAGCTAAAATAGCTTTACCAATATTAGCATAAGATACATATGTGCCATTAAAAATTTGCTTTTTAAACTCCTCATTTAATACCTTTTTAACAGCCTCTATATCTGCTTTCCCCTTTGTCACTGTTAGTTCGATATTGATATCAAATATTGTTGGTGTTACTACAGTAACAGTTGCCCCAATTGGTGCGTTTTCAGCCATTACAGCCTTAACTTTTTCAATTAATTCTGTACTAGCACTTTCACGTTCATTATTGATAATAATAACCTTAACTGTTCCCGGACCATTCCATAATGGAATTACTTTAACTAAAAAAACACCATTAACTAATCGAGCCCACTGTTCATAATGATATACATTGCCACTGGTTGCAGGCTTTCTAACTTTTAATAGGAGCCTATCTAAAAGTTCTGCATCAGTCTCTTCATCATATCCATCATAAGCAGCCGCTTCATTTGTAACTGTACTAACACCATATATCCCCCCAACTATTTCTGTGATTGTATTTGCCCCTACATTCAAAGATTTCCCAAGTTGTTCAGATAATGCCAATACTTTAGCACTCCCAGTATC